ATCTAATAAAACCGGAACAGTTTAACGACTTGTTCAGGTCGAACAGGACAAAATCTGGACTTGCCCTACACGCCCCCCAATAACTGACCAACCAGCCAATTACCAGTCTTGAAGATTTCTACCTTCCGAATATCAATAACTTTTTGGCAGTGTTATGAAACTGGATGCTTTTCGCGCATCACTCGTATTAGATATAACGAATCTAATAAAACCGGAACAGTTTAACGACTTGTTCAGGTAAAGACCTGTTTAACGACACTTGTCTAAGTCGAGCGGATGCTTTTCGTGCATCAGTCGTATTAGATATATCGAATCTAATAAATACGGAACAGTTTAACGACTTGTCCAGGTCGAGAACAGTTTAATGACTTGTTCAGGTCTAGAACAGTTTAACGACTTGTTCAGGTCGAGTAGGACAAAATCTGGACTTGCCCAACACACCCCCCGATAATTAGAAACCCATCTAATTGTAAGTCTTGAAGATTTCTACCTTCCGAATATCATAACTTTTATAGGTAGTGTTATGAAACTAGACTACAGTATATTAACTGCAGTGCTTATAATAAAAAAATAAAGGGGTTCCTAGAGATTTACTTTTTTCAATTTTTTTTAATATTATACATATATATATATATATATATATGTCTTATTTAGTCTTTTTAACATATTTTTTCTTTGGTTTTACTTCTATATTAGTCTATATATTATCTTTATTGATATTATATTGTTTATCTTGTTTATCTTGGTTTTTATCTTCTTCATATTGTATTTCATTTAGAGCGGTGTGCATTTTAAATGCCATTTTCAGCAAAAAAAAATTACTCCGCCTTACTCACTGTTAAGGAATAATCTCCATTGTAATAATAATTTTTAGAAATATCCTCTTGTATCTGCATTATTTTAATTTAATTAATAATATTTAATCTATTAATTTAATGATAATATAAAGATGTTTATATTATTATTATTATTTAGTTTATATAATATTCAATTTTTTATTGTTCAAATTCTAAAATATAGGTATTTATATTATCTAATATTTCTTTTTGTTTATTATTTATAATTATATTATCTATTTCTTTTTCAATATATTCTTTTTCTGCATGAAAATATTTACCTTTAGATATTTTATCACTAATATTATCCAATATTTTTTTATATTCGCTTATTTCTTTACTTATAATATCATATTGTTCTTTAGAAATATTATGATTATCATTATACAAATTTATTTTAGTATTTAATGCATCATATTTTTCTTTATAATATACATATATATCATATACATCATTTATGATTGAAATTATTTCCAATGATATATCTAATATAGATTTTGGAAATTTATCAAGTTCTTGTTTATATATATCTTTATGAATATTCATTAAGTTTATGATATAATTTATTTCATTATCATATTCGAGATATATTTTTAAACATGTTTCTAAATTTTTTTTCATGAGTATATTTCTATTAATATTTTTATTTTTTAATGTTTCTTTAATATTTTGAATAATTGAAAGAGTATTTTTTGTAAAATCTTCAATATTATCTTCTTTGATATCAAATCTTAATAATGCAAAAGAATCTGCATTTAGATTTCGTCCATTATCTGTATTTGTACTAATTGTTAATACAGGAAATAAATCACCATAAATCAATTCAGGTATTAAGCGAGCAATTGGACCAATAGAACGATTAGTATATGTTTTTGGATTAGTATTATAATATAACATATCTTTAATTGTATTATATATTGGATTTGATATTATAATTGGTAACTTTCCATTAACAAATAAAACAGAATTGCCATAAGAATCTTGATGACCTCGTATAATATAATTAATATTATTATGTGTTAAGAAATTTATCGTTCCTTGAATACTATATTCCTTGATATTTCCTCCTCTACTTGATGGTCCATATAATATTGTATTTGTTGCATCTTGTAATCCAAAATCCGACCATCTAATATCCTGTGCATATGTAGCATCATTTATAAATGTAAAAATATTATCAGGTATTATTATATTAGGGAATCCTCCATGACAACACCAATATTTATATTTATTTTGATTATTAATAATTACAGCTGATGGTAATGCACAAAATAATAAATTTAATTTTACTATAAATTCTGAAAATAAAGATTTTACATGTATTTTTTTAGATATTTCATTTCCAGCAGTTGGTGTATGAAATATATCATCTAAAAAATTAAGTAAGTATTGATCATAATTTTCATGATTACCTCTATTAAATATGATTTTTTGATTTTCTGGATCACTATTATTTACTACCATTAATTTAAATATAACATTTAATATATCTAATGCATACATTCCTCTATCCAAGATATCACCAAGAAAAATAATTTTATAAGGATCATTTATTTTAAATGAATCAAGATTTAATATTCCATATCTATGTAATCTACATAATAATCTGAAAAATGTATGGAAACTTCCATGAAAATCACCAAATAAAATAATTTTTGTATCATCATTTATTTTTAATTGTTGTATAATTGCAGTATTATTTGCAAATTCACATATATCTAAAATATCAGATTCATCAAATGTTGATTTATTTATCATATCGAATAATGGTTTTAATGTTGGATTCATAAAATGTTCAAGTAGATCATATTGTGCTTCTAATATATCTGATAAATTTTTCATAACTTTTTTTATAGAATCATCGTCTAATTTTTCAGTATTAACATCTTTTGCTAAAAATAATTTATAATTACCATATAAATTATCTATATCATAATAAGATTTTACTTCTAATTTACCACCAATTTTGCCACCAATTTTGCCACCAACATTAAAAATTGGATCACATGTTGACCGTGTTGTATCTTCTTCTAAATTCTGTTGATAACCATCAACGGTAATTCTTTTACAGTTGTCTAGAGGAGAATCATCTATATCACTAAATTTAAATACTTGATTTTTTGTATCTTGACTTTTCATTCTATCAGTTGGTTCATATTTATGAATTTGATATTCATACAATTCAATTATTGGTATATTCATATAAATTATATTTATATTATATTATATTATATTATAATATTTTATGAATTGTATTTTTTTCAGGAAAGGTTATATAACAATTTTTAAGATATAATAAATATTTTTTATTTTTTATAATATCTTTTATATGTGATACACTATCATCATAAAAATCTCTAATTTTTAAATTATGTATAGTATTAACTTTTACACCACCCATATCACCTGTACAAATTATATTTTCATCTGGAATTATATCTTTCAAATTATATAAATTCAAAGTTTTTTTTATTATATTTTTATGTATATTTAATCTTGAAGTAATAATATAAATATTATAATTATTATTATTATAAATTTTTATTAATTCTATTATCTCTGTAAATTTATTTTTTGGAATATCATCAAATGATATATTTGGATGACGTTGACCATGAACATCAGGTAATCCAACATCTTTATGTATAACTCCATCAAAATCAAAACCAACATTTTTATTCATATAAAATAAAATATATAATAAATTTTTTTCCTCTTCTTAGTAATATACTTTATGTCGAGTCGTACTTTAAACTTTATTGATAGAATACGAAGTAAATCTTTTGATAAAGCTATAATTACAGGTAATAATCTTGCAAGTTATCATATTATAGATAATTTTGATAATATCACAGAAGATGAATGTCTTAAAATTGACAGTAAAAATAAAGAAATTTATAAAAAAAATATTGATTTATATGAAAATATAACAAAACAAATAGAAAATAAAAATGCAATGTTTAAAATTGATTCACCTCCATTACCACCACCTGAACCAAATAATTATGATAGATTTATTTCCCATAGGATACGTTGTGTATCACGTAATGTAAAATATCAATCGTATGCTGTAAATTATTTGTTAAATAAAGGATATAAACTTATTTTTGAACAATCAGCGACAAAAATAGAAACTGAATTTGAACCGTTTGAAGCAATTGATTTTTGTGAAAAATTAGAAAATATGTCAATAGATCAAATATTAAAAAAAGAAATTCAAGGTGTTACAATTTCTCCAAATATGTATAATAATAATAATAATAATAATAATAATAATAATAATACAAAATCAATGAATGTAAATATAACAAATTCTATGCCACCTAGATATTATCCTGTATATCCATCAGAATATCCATATTATACACAATCTACATCAAATATACACAATACACCAAATATACAAAATACATCAAATATACAAAATACACCAAATATACAAAATACACCAATGTCAATGTCTGCACCATCCTTTATAAATACATTTTATCCCCCACCTGCACCAACGCCTACTCCCGCATCTGCATCATTCGCACAACCACAAAAACAAATAATTAATGCCCCACCAGCATCACATTATCTTCATCGTGATTAATATTATATTATTTATAATAAGAATTAATTAAACTAAATAAATATAATATTTGTAAAAATTCGTCAGATTTTTCTAATAATTTTGCACTTATATTAATAATTTCTATTATTAAATTAGATTTATTTATATCATTTAAATTAGAATAAATTATTTTTTTATTAAAAAATTTTAATAATTCATTAATATTTATACTATTATTTATTACATAATGTGTCATTTCATCAATCTCATATATGGATGCAGAATTAACTTTATCCCAAAGATTATTTAATATTGATTCAGATGTAATACCACTAAATTCATCACAATCATCTGGTGTAATATTTTTTTTTATTTTTATAATATATTTAGAATTTTGTAATATCATTATTGCTTTTCTTCCATCTCCATCACTATTTTTTGCTATTTTTTCTATGCATTTTTTATTAATATTAATTTTTTCTAATATTGCTATTTTTGATAAACGATCAGACAATACATCAATCGATAATGGTTTAAATCTAAATTTAACACATCTTGAAATTATCGGTTGTATCATTTTTTCAATATAATTACATGTAAAACAAAATCTAGTAATTTTTGAAGAAGATTCTATTACTTTTCTTAATGCGGACTGCGCATCTAATGTTAGTGCATCTGCTTCATCTAATATAATTATTTTATAAGGTGGAGATGGATAATCTGGATCTGGATTTGATATTGATTCTTTTGCAAATTTTATTATTTTATCACGAACAACATTTATTCTTCTTTCATCCGATGCATTTAATTCTAAAACTCTATCAGATATTAATTTGGGTCCAAATAATTCATACGCTAATGCTAATATAGCACTAGTTTTTCCAGTTCCAGGTGGTCCATAAAATATAAAATTAGGAAAAATTCCTGTTTTTAAAGTATTTAATAATACTTTTTTAACTTCATCTTGATACATTAAACTTTCAATATGTCTTGGTCTATATTTATCAACCCAAGGTATATTATTAATATTATTCATATTATGATAATAAAATTATTTATTAAATTATAGTTAACTATTTATTAAATATAATAACTCGTTAAATTTAATAATAAATATTATTTTCAAATTTTATATGTCCGATATAAAAATGAATGATTCTATAACATCTGATGATAATAATATAGATCAATTAAATTTTGGTAATTTAAATAATCTAAGAGATTTAAATATTGATTCAGATAGTTTATCTGAAATAAATGAATTGCCACGATTAAATAAAAGTAATTTATGCTCAGAATTATCTACTGATAATTTACGATTATCATTAAATGATAATAAAATACAAAAACCCCAACAACAAGTACAACAACAAGTACAATCGCGACCACAACAAGCACAACCACGACCACAACAAGCACAACCACGACCACAACAAGTACAACAACAACGACCACAACAAGCACAACAACAACGACCACAACAACAACGACCACAACAACAACGACCACAACAAGCACAACAACAATATACAATTCAGCAAAAACCACAATTAATTGAACAAAAACATGAAGATAATAATCAAACAAAAAATGTAACATTTAATGATAATATAGAACATAAAAGTATTACACCAGAAGAACAAAATGATAAAAATACAATTGTTACTACAGAATTACCAAGTATAAAAAAAATAAAATTAGGTAAATTATTAGTTCCTCAAACAACAGCATTTTTTACTGTTATATTAATTGTTATTAGTGTTGGATTATTTTTTATAACAAAACCAAAAAAACAAGAAAAAAATAGAAAAAAAGAAGAAAGTTAACTATTTTAGATAAAGTTAACTATTTTAGATAAAGTTTTATTGTGTAGCACATTGAGGACCTTCATTATCATTATCTTGTTCTTTACGACGTCTATATTTATCTTTCATTGATTCTCTTTTATTTTCATTTACAGCTTCTATTTTATAATCATTAAAATTTATTAAATTTTGAGAAGATTTTTTAATATCTATATATGGTTCTTGTGATAATATTTTCCATATTTTTAATTTTTGTTCAGGTGATAATTTTTTATTTTCAACAAATATTTTAATTAATAGATCTCCTTTTTTAGTAGGATCATTAAAATATGTCATACCATAATTTTTCATAACAAAAATATCACCATGTTTTACAGTATCATTTAATGTAAATTTAAAAGTATTTCCATCTAAAAATGTAAAAATCTTTTCAAATCCACATAATGATTCTTCAAGAGATAATTTTACTTCAATTAAAAGATTATTTTCATTTATTTTACCTATTTCTTTGATAACTGTTCCTCTATTAAATTTTTGATGTTGTATTTCATTAATTACAACTACTACATTTGATCTGGCATTACCTCCGCGACGTTCATCAACCGGTGTTTCATTGCCTTCATTTTCAACCATAATTGGATGTCTATCAGATGTTCCACATGGAATATTTATATTTAATGTATGATTTTCAAGCATACATCTATTACCATTACATTTTTTACATTTTGGTGCTTTTGGATTTATACCTTTACCATTACAATATCTACATGTTGATTGTATCATTCCCATTGGTGTTCTATTAATAGTCATACCTTTTCCAGAACATTTATCACAATCTATAGATGTACCAGTCGCACCTTTACCATCACACTCAGAACATAATGTATATCTTTCATAATTAATTTTTTTCTTTGTTCCTGTATATATTTCTTCTAATGTTAATTTAACTTGTACTTGGATATCTGGAACATTATTATCTTGATGAAAAAAATCTCTAAACATTGAAAATGGATCAAATCCAAATGGATGTCCTCCTGCATTTGCCATATTTTCTTGTTCTTCAACACCTTCCTCTCCAAAATTATCATATGCTGATCTTTTTTGTGAATCTTTTAAAACATTAAAAGCCTCTGATATTTCATTAAATTTTTTTGTTGCTTCTTCACGATTATTTGGATTTTTATCTGGATGCCATTTTTTAGCTAATTCACGATAAGCTGTTTTAATTTCTGTATCAGATGCTGTTTTTTCTACACCTAATATATTATAAAAATCTTTCCCCATATATTTATTATATTATAAATAAATATTTATATCTTTTACATATCTTTAATTTTATATTATTTTTTTTTTGTTATTTTTATTATTTTTTGTTGTAATCCATTCAGAAGATTGAGTAATATTTTCTTTTTGTATTATTTTATCTATTTTTATACTATTTTTTAAAACATTATAACAAGATTTTATTGATTTAATTAAATGATTAATAATATCACTACGAAAATTTGTTTTAAACATAAATTCTCTAATATTTTTTTCATCAATAGCTTTATACATTATATCAATTGTTTTTGGATCTATAACATTTGCTGTCATATACATATTTTTACATTCAATCCATTTATCAATAAAATTATCTGGAATAAAATATAATATCTTATGGCTTTCTTTATTTTCATATTCTAAATATTCAATAAATTTATTCATATCACAATTATTTAAAACAAATAATTCAAATAATTTATCTTTATTATTACCTCCACTAATACGAATACCATTACAATAATCATTACCCATAATAATTGAAAAATCAACAAATTTTTGTCTATCAATAATAATATTTAGAATATTATATTTTTTACAAATATTATCTGTTTTTTTTTGTAGAAAATTAATAATAGAATTATATTCAATTACCTTAATTGTATTCGTTTTAACATCAAGATCTTTATATAATTTTTCAGCTCCAAATAATATAGGATCACTATCTTCCGAATAGATTCCTGCACAAATATTTTTATAATAATGATATATAGCTACACATTGCGAATCTGCTTCATTTATAGCTGTAACATATGTAATACCTGTAAATTTCATAAAATCTTTACAATCATTTATCATTAATGATTTAAAACAAAAACTCTTTTTAAAATTCTTTATAAAATCATCATCGTTGCTTAAATTATAATTATCGTTAGTAATTATTAATTGATTTAATATTTCTTCACATTTTTTTGAAGCATTTTCATATTTTTCTTTTCGTTTTTCAATAGTTTGTTCTTTAATATCAGGAGATTTTCCATCAAATACAGCAATAGGAAAAATATTATTATCAATAAAATTTTTTAATGTTTTTTTAAGAGCATGTAGATGTGTAGTAATTTTACCATCTAATGTTTTCATATCTTGACCACTTTTTCGAATACCAATTACATATTTATAAATATATAAATTGATATCAATAATCATAAATTTACCATAAATCGAATTAAGTGATATAGTTTCATACAGATCACTATATAAAGATTGAAAACCGTGGATTCCCATTATTGATATATTAATATTATATTGTTTTTATTATTAAATATAAAATATAAATAAATTCAATTTTTTTATAATAGTTAATTATAATAGTTAATTATAATAGTTAATTATAATAGTTAATTATATTATAAATCTAACATACATAAAATCAAATCATTAAATTCTAAATTATTAATCGAAAATATCAATTTATTATCTTGTATAAATATATCTGATTCAATATAAATCATATTATCTTTAATTTCTATTTTTGTATTATATATCATATTTCCATTAAATATTATTGTATTATTATATTTACCATTAATAATTTTATTACTTTTAAAATTATATTCTTTTTTACATTCTTTTATATAATCATTTTTATCAATGATATATGAATTTTTAGATAATTTCGTATTATTTTTATTTATATTAAATTTATCAATAAATTCTATATTAAAAGATCCACTTTCTCCAGATTTTATATTTGTTGTTTTTATCATTTTTTTATGAATAGATTTTATTATAATTTTATATGTATTATTATTTGTAACAAAATAAACTTCATCGTTATCTTTAAATTCATTGTTTATTTGTAATCCAGATACTATTATTCCTTTTTCTGGAATATTATAATAATCTATTATTCTAAATAATCCATAATTTTTATTAAGTTTATCTTTATAAAAGTTTGAGATATTAAATAATATATCATTAAAATAATTTTTGTCATAATTTCTAATTAATTCTGAATTTACAAATTGATATTTAATATTATAAAATTGACAAAAATCTGAATAAAATTTTAAATCTGGTTTATTAATCTTATCAAGTATATCATTATAACATATTATAATATAATCTGGATCTATACCTAATAAATAATTAATTATTGATTTAATATTTAATACAGGAATATCATAAATATTTATGACAATATCTGAGTTTTGTACAATATCATCCCATCCACCATATTCAGAATAATTAATTATTTTATTTTGTTTTATTCCAATAATTTCTTTTTTTATATCGGTAGTAGTTCCAGAAATCTTTTCATGAATATGTTTTAAAACATAATTTTTTATATTACTATTATAACACATTTGTGAAATCAATGTTGTTTTTCCTGATTGAGATTCACCAATTATTATTAAATTTTTTTCATTAATTTTTATATTATCTTCTTTTATTATTGTTGCATAATAGACATATGATTCATTAATCATTTTTATTTCTTCATTTTTTATTTTAACATCAGCTTTTTTTATTATATTTTTAAAAATATTAATTGAATCTATTAATTTATCAACAGATAATTCTCCAAGACTTCCATCATCATATACTCCAATTAAATATCCTGCCTTCTTTTCTCCAATCAATTCAAAACCTTCATTGATTCTCCACATCATTTGTGATATTAATTTTTTATGTCCCAATTCATTCTTTGTATCCAGACGCCATTTATATTCTATATTGCCTTCTTGATTTTCGGGATAAAATTTATTATTAGATTTATCGAATAATGTATCCATTTTATGATATAATTAACTATTTATGATATAATTAACTATTTATGATATAATTAACTATTTATGATATAATTAACTATTTATGATATAATTAACTATTTATGATATAATTAACTAGTTATGATATAATTAATCAATTTTTTCAGCAGATTAAAAGATATCAACAAATTAGAAAAGAAAAATAAATAAAAAATAAATAAAATTTATAAAAAAATCAAAAGAATATATTATAAAATAAACAATATTGATTATATTATGTTAGTAAATAAAGATAATTGCAGTACATATTATGATTTTTATCTTAAATAAATTTGTTTAATTTATTTTCAAGATCTTTATGCGTCATCATAGTAAATTTACGGAGTTTATTTGTTTTATCATTAATTTCTTTAACTGAATTATGTACTGATATTATCGATTTAATAAATTCTTTATCTGAATCTTTTAATTCAGATATTTTTGAATAATTTACTACAACATAATGAACTAATTTTTTATATCCATCATATACATTTTCACATTCTGATTGTCCCCATTCAGACCAGTATTTTGTTGTCATTAGATCACGTAATTTAGATAGACATAATTTTACAATTTTATGGGATAATATATGTGAACAAAATAATAGACCTAAAAAATTCATAAATCCTTTAAAATTATCAACACGATATTGATTATTACTATCAAGAATTTTAGTTGGATCAATAAAATCTGTAAAATAACGCTGACAATGATCCATAAATACAATTATAAATTTTATATCATTATTATTTTCTTTAATTGATAATTGTGAAAATTCTACAACAATATCTGAGTATAATTCAGATAGAGATTTCTGACCAACCGGCATTTCTACACCTTTAATTGCAGTGGCATCAGTCATTGCACGTAGTAGTAAATCAGAACTAAGTGTTACAAAATGATCTTGTTTAGTATAAGATAGATTTTTAAGAGCTTCAATAATTGTTGTATAATTTTTTTGAGTAATTTTATTAAGATTTTCAATAACTAGATTTTTAAAGATGATATCATTTGGATTTTTACCAGAATTAAAATTATCAATTACTGCTCCAACTTCTTTTAACAGTATATCACGAATTATAAAAGTACCACCATATTCATTACAAATTGGTTTAAGATTTAACGGTAACATCATATTTCTATCTTTATATTCCATAAATTTATCTAGATCATACGATACTTTAATATTAGTCATTTTATATTATAATTGTATAAGTAAATTGTTAAATAGTTATAATATTTATTAATCAATTTTTTATTATAATATGTGATTTGTTTTTTACAAATCACATATTATAATAAAAAAGTAGTATTACTTTTTGATATATTTTCCAGGCGGATAGAGAATAATAATTATACTTTTTTATTAAATTATAATGTTATAATATATGAATTTTTTAACTAATATTAAATCTAATGTAAATCAAAAATATAAATATTTAAAATATAAAAAAAAATATAATTTATTAAAAAATCAATATAATTTATTAAAAAATCAATATGGTTCTGGTTTTATTGATGTTACAAGAATTGATGATTATATTTTAATTGGTTCAGGATACAATGTAAAAGTATATATAGATAAAAAAGACCCAAGATTTGTGTATAAAATATATAAATATACAGATGAAACTGAAAAATTAGCAGAAACACAATTTGAAATACAAAAATATATTCAAGAAAATTTAGATTATAAAGATCTTAAAAAAATTGTTATACCAAAATTATATAAATATTCATTTGATCCAACAGAAAATGAAATATATTTAAAATTTGATAGAATTTTTAATATAAATGATATAGATCCTGATAAACCAGAACAGATGATAAATATTATATTATCAAATAATATTACAGAACAATCATCTGTTGCAGGTAGAGGAATTGTTAAAAATTTAAATTATGTAGAAGAAAAAATTGGCGTATATCAAACAAGACAATATTTATGTGAATTAGGACAATTATTTGCACGATTAAATTATGAATTATTTATACAATTAGATGATATTGAAATAGTATTTGGTAAATCTAAAATACAATCATTATATAAATTATTTGTTATCGATTTTGATAGATGTTCAATATTTAATATAAAAAATCCAGAAATTAAAAAAAAAATTTTTGATGGTACATATGCAAAACTAGGTTTATTACTTGATTTAAGAAATTATATCGAATATGATAAATTATCTGAATTTAATAAAATTAATTTTAAACTTGGATATGTCTCTGAAGCAAGTAAATATGGTGTATCTAATGAAAATGCAATTGAAGTATTGAATAATTTAAGAAAATAAATATTTCATTTTAGATTTTTATTTTTTAGAATTTATTAAATTATTTAATAACTTATCATCTCTATCAAATAATGCTTGTTTTTGTCCATTTATTTTAATATATAATGGTTTATATAAATTACCTTCTTTTATTAAAGTTATTGTTTTATTTGATTTCTTTCCACTTTCTATTAAATTTAATTTATAATGATTATTAACATTTCTTTCAAAAGTACATATATTTAATCCATTAATTATTTTCTTTGTCTTTTCCTTATCTAATTCATGCTCGATTATTATTTTACTTAATAATTTTGTCATGGTTTTGTCATCTAGATCATAATCTTTTAATAATTTTAATCCCATATCGGAAAATAAATCTTCAGTATATAAACTTTCTGGAATTATTTTATGTGATTGTAATATTTGATGAATAGAATTTTGTACAGAATAATCCATATCATAATTATTCATTTTAGGTACAGAATATTTCTCAATATTTTCTATATCATACTCACCACCTACTTGATTTGTTTCTTTCTTTTTAAATATTGAAAATCTATGTAATTCCGTATATTTATAACATTCTTTATTAATTTCAGATTCTTTATAATATTCTTTAACTTTCATAAGATATTCTCTTGTTTCAAGATTTGGTTCAAAATCACACACATTATCAACAAAAAATGATCTATGCATTTTCATTTGATTCATAAAACCATCCGAATCTACATATTCTAATTGACAAGATTCTAATAAATCTTTCTTTAAAAATTCAATATCAACTAAATATTCAGTAACATAATTTCCTTCTTCAAACATCCATGCTGCGAATAAATCTATAGCGTGACCGACACCGATTGGTTTTTTAATATCTATATTATCATATTTTTTAATAATATCATATAATTTTTCTTTATTACCATCATCATCGGTATATTCACTAATTATGTTTGTTTTATTCTCTAATTTTTTAATTAAAGTTCTGGCATCAAGATGGGTTAATATTAAAAATCCACCATTTCTTAAAGTTTGATTAATATTAGATTTAAAGTTATTCCAAGTAATGTCATCTTTCAAAAAATAATGAACAGCCATTTGACAAGATATAATATCAAATTTTGTCTGTTTTGAAACATCATTTGGAAAGAATTGTTCGATTAATTTTTTATTATCTTGATTCATTCCTCCAAGTGTTTTATATTGATCATCATAATTTAATTTAGTTCCACAATCAGCATGTATAAAATACATCTTTGGAAAATTAGGTTTTCCACGACGTTGACTCTCATATCTAGATTTAGCTCCATCAACTGGGGAAAATAATCCATCTTTTGCAATATCTAAACCGACAACAAAAGCAGCTTCAACATAATAATATCTCATGTTATCTCCACCACGACCACAAGCCATATCAATAATAGATAATTGTTTGTTATTTTGATATATTTTATTGCAATATGTATATATTATAACAGATTTTATCCAATTGTGAAATTGTTTCATTAAAAATGCTAATTTTGTTATCTTCTGATAATATTGATTTTGTTTTGCAACAGATGCAATTAATTCTTTACCAATTTTCTTTTGTAGTTGTTCTATTTTTTTATCATAATAGAACTGATTTTTTTCTGGATTATTACCTCTTGCAAGTTCTTTAAAATCTGTCATTAATACCGGATTTTTAATAGATCGCCATACTTTATGTGCAATTTCATCAGCATTACCATATTTTCTTTGATAACGATTTACAGATTCGGTTTTATCATAACGTGTTCTTATAACTTTCCATCTAAATTTTTCAGGTATAATAATATCTTCACCTTCTTCTGAATTATAATAAAATTCAACTACTGTATTATCTGTAACTATATTATTATTTTCATCACGTACTTCACCATCTTCTAAAAATAAATACGCCCAATATCCATCATTTGCTTCATTGAATAATACTGGTGATTCTTTATTATTGAGTTTTTTACCAACATGTAATTTACATATTCTATATGGTTTGTTACGGACATATTCGTCATTTGAATTATCATAAACTGTTAATACTTTTCCAGTATTTTTATCTTTTTCAAAAGTTATATAAAAATCAATAGAATTTGCATGAGGTGGTTTCCATTTAAGTTCTGATAATTTAGAATCTTTTGGATTTGTAACATATGCCTGTTCAAGTGGTTGAAAAATTAACCCATCTAAAATATAAGGACAATTTATCGATTTGTCTTCAGTATATAATGTGAACATTAAATCTGCAAATTTATATATATCCCATCTACATGCTCCTGTTGCACCTATAAAATATTTACATCTTATTAATGGATATTGTTTAGCATGATCCATATCTTTATTTATTGAATTCATATATTTTCGTATATCTTCTTCGTAAAATTTTGATAATTTATCGAGATCAAACTCTCCAACATTTTTATATTCTGATTTTGTAAATCCTTTTTGATTATTAAAAACAAAAATTTTATTAATTATATTTTCAGCTTCTTTTATTCTGTTTAAAAATGTACTTTGTAATCTAAAATCTTTCCCCTTTGAAAATAATAAATCAAAAACCATATAAATATGTCTATTTAATTTAGGAATAAAAATATATTCACCATCCATTATAGTTCCATCATAATCATTTGTATTTAATTCTATACCAGAATCTTTGACATTTAAATTTGTTGAAATGAAATAACAATGTTTATTATATATTACCATGAAATAACGATCACCGTCAGCTTTATCAGTAACTGCATATTTATTTGGTATAATATCTGAGATATATTGTAATTCAAATGATATAGGTTGACGTGCATTTAAAAATGCGGTTGCATGACCAGTATTTGTAATAGTTTTATAATATATAACAACATCTTCAGATTTTTTTTTATCAATAATAAAATTAGATTGTTGAATTATTTTATTTAAAACAGTAATTTCATCTAACATTAATTTTAAATCAGATTGTTTAGTCTTTTTTTTCATGTTATATTCTACTTCTAATTCAAATTCTGGATAAATATCATTCAATAATTTATAGTCTTTTGTTGTTTTTGTTATAGTTATATCTATTCTTATTAATTCACTATCAGTTTCTAAAATAAATAATGAAAATCTTTGTTTTAATCTAAATATAATATCCTTTTGTTCTTGATATGTAATTCCTTTTATAACTGCTAAATCTTCTTTTGTTAGATCTTCTTCTCCAGATAATCGAACTCGCATATTAATATTATCTAAATCAATAGTATTATCTTTTGTTTTTTTCATAACTTTTATATTTTTATCATTTTTTTCAGATTGCATTTGAACAAAAGTTTTAAATATTACATGAGATTTCCATAGATCTACTTTTTTAAGATAATCATTAATATTTTTAGAATCTTCTATAGTAACTCTATAAGTTATTTCTTTAGAAGAAGTATAATTAATATCTAATATTTCTATAGGACCTATAGAATTTAATTTTTTTATTTTTTTTCTCATTTGTAAAAATTTTAATAATTTAATATATTTTTCTTGAGTAATATATTTTCCATCTTTATTTTTGAATATAAATTCAAATTCTTTATTTATATCACTACTATTATATAGTTTTTCTATAGATTTAAATGTATTATCATCAATTAAACTTTTAATATTATTGGATTCAGTCTTATTAGATTCAGTCTTATTAGATTCAGTCTTATTAGATTCAGACATTGATATATATATATTATATTTATAATATTATGTTAAATATAATATTTAAAAATTAAAAATTCAATTTTTCATTCAAGAATTAAGAAATAAGCTAGAAAGTATTGTATTATTTTTGTAACCTCCGCCTAATATTTCACGAACATTCATAATATTTTTTTTTAATAAAGATTGTGTTGCAGCATTTAATATACATAAGTTTTTATGCATTATCATTATATCATGTTTAATATTTTCAGCATCTAAATCTACTTCAACAGATTTAGATATTCTATATTTCATTGATTGTAGTAATACTTCGATTGATCTTGAATAATTATCTAATTTTGATTTCATATATAATTCAAGATCTGGTTTATTTGAATATTCGCCTACATCAATATTTCCTTTTACTAAAACCATCCATCCAAATTTTTCAAAACAATGTTTATAATAATGTCGCATCCATTGTAACGACATATCATTAATTGTTAGATTAACACCTTCTGAATCTAATGGTTCAAATATAGACATTTTTAATAAATAAGATTTTAATTTTTCTAAATTTTTTACCATTGTTGTAAAATCTGTTTTAACAGTTTTATTTCCTCTTGAATTTTTTGCTCTTTCATTAACATCATTTAATAATTTATTAACACTTGCACTATAAGCATTAACTTTTTTACTATAAGTTTCATCATTTTTTATTTTATTATTAGAAAGAACTATCCAACCTAATTTTTCAAAATTATGAACGAACCATCTTTGTAAACCACATAATGTCGAATCTTGATGAGTTTCCATTTTATATTATGTATATATGAAAAAAATAATATTTTTATATAAAAAATTAATCATTTAATATAATATATGAATAAAAACGTCGTAATATCAAAATATATGCCGATTACTTTAAATATGCATGACGCTGATTCATCTATATTTTCTATAGATGATGATGTAAAATTGACCAATATAATAGATTATCCAAAATGTTCTATTGGATTTCAACATTATATACATTCATTAAAAAAAGATACAGAAATATTAAAACAATTTGAAAATAAAAAAAAAGTTTATTTAGTAACAAATGAATTTGAAATTGAAGTTGATAATTATGATAATTCTATTTCAAAAGAAACAAAAAAAAATTTAGATATAAAAGATAAAACACCAAACATTATATCATTAAATTTTTATAAAATATGGGAATTATTATTTATGTTTGATTTATCAGATGGTGATATTCCATCTACATCTTTATATTTAACAGATGATGGTTGTGCATTACAATCATTAATGTTTTATAGAGAAAAATATGCAAAAAATAATAAAAATGATTTATATGATATTATTAAGAATCAAGATATAAATCAAGATTTTATAAATTATTATGCAAAAAGTAAAAATATTAAAGTAATAGATAAAGTAATAGATAAAATATCAAATAAATATGATTTAATATTTAGTGGTATATCATATGATTATATCGATCCAAATACTGTAGAACAAGAATATTTTAAAACATTATTTGAAAATCTCTATAGTATATTAAAAAATCAAAAAAAAAATGGGAACTGTATTATTAAGATGTTTGAAACATATACAAGTGTATCTGCTAAATTTATTTGCATGTTAAATGCTTTATATGATAAAGTATTTATAGTTAAACCATTAACTAGTAAAGCATCATCATCTGAACGTTTTATAATATGTATAGGATTTAAATATAATGACAAAGATAAAGAATATACAAATATAGATAAAAAAATAGAAAATATTATAAACATAATAAATAAAAATCAAAAATTAAAGATATATGATTTATTTAATAAATATGAATTTACTAAACAATTTAAATCACGTATGATTAAATTAAATACAATGTTGTCAAATAAATATTTTAAGGGTATAGGCGAAGAAGTTAATTTTGTAAATAGTCAAAATTATTATGGAGATAAATATCAACAATATAGAGATGCTCAAATTGAAGCAAATAATTATTGGGTTGAAACTTATTTACCAAATATTAAAGATTTTAAAGAAGTCAAAAAAAAAATAATGGAAAATTCTTATAATTCAAATAAAATTAATATGGATGATGTTATTAAATTAGAAAAAGAACTATTTGATTAGTTAATTATTTTATTAAATAATGATTTTGATTTTTTATTTATTTTTTTATGCAAATTATTTATATGTAAATTTAATAAATGTAAATTTATTTTATATTGATTTTTATTATCAGTTACATATTTTTTAATATCTTGTAATATTTTTTTTTGATTCTTATCTAAATTATTACTATTATTATTATTACTATTATTATTATTACTATTATTACTATTATTATTTAATTTAATAATATCAAGTAATATATATTTATTATAACAATATAATTTGTATAAATTTTGTAATATTATATTTGATTCTAATTTCTTGTTAAGATCATTATTTATATATTTTTTATAAATATTTATTTGTTTTTTACCATATACTATTTCATAATATTTATTTAAATAGACTAAATTTTGAGTAATTTTTGAAGATATTACTTGTTTCTTTTTAATTAATTTTAAAATTGTATCAATACTATATTTTATTATACCATTGGTAAAACCAAACCAATCTAATAAATTTGTATCTGAATTTGATAATGGTAATTCTGTAAATGTTATATATGTATTTGGATCATATTTATTATATGTTTTTATTTCATTAAAAATATCATTATATGATTTTAAAAGAAATGGATTTAAATATAACAAAGATATTTTTTTTACAGGAAATATTTCATAATTAAATATATCTATAGATAATTTATTATTACTTAATTTATTATTACTTAATTTATTATTACTTAATTTATTATTACTTAATTTATTATTACTTAATTTATTTATAAAATTGATTTCTTTAATAAAATATAAAATAATTATTATAATTAACAATAAAAATATTATCATATATTCCATCCTATATATGATAATATATATTTATTAAATATTATTTTAACTAAGTTTATTATTTTAACTAAGTTTATTATTTTTCTTTTTATTTTTTTTATCTTCTAATTCTTGTTGTTTTTTATATTCTTCACTAACTTTATAAAAATTTTCTCGCCCTCCAAATTTAGGATATATATATTCTTCAGCTCTTTTTTCAAAAAAATCATTCTCTGTTTTTTCAAATGTATTTTTACCATCTTTAACTGTTTGTAATAGATTTAACATTTCCATTATTTTTTCTAAGTTAGATGCCCTATTTTCTTTATCTGATAATAATTTTATCATTGATGGTGGTAATAGTGTAAATTTTTCACTAACAATATAATTATAATTACCCATATTCTCTTCACGTAATTTTATCATTTCTGGTTTATCATAAAATTCAATAAATTCAAGAATTTTATCTGTTAATTGAAGTAAATCAGGAATCGCATTAACATCAGGTGGTACGCTCATAATAAATTATTATATAAGTTATTATTTAAATATAATTTATTATTTAATTATAATTTATTATTTAATTATAATTTATTATTTAATTTTAATTAACTTTAATTTAATTAATTTTAATTTATATCAATACCTCTACTAATAACTAATAATATATTCTGTCTAATTTGTATGTTTGCATTATTTTCTTTATATTTTTTAGATACATTTTTAGTCATATTAAGTTGTAAAATAATTAATTCAAAATTTTCATAATAATATAATTTATTTACTGGTGAGTTAATTATTTCTAAATTTTTTAAACTTGTAGATTTTGTAATTTCTTTTAAATTTTTACATGAATTTGCAACAACACTTATAATATTATCTGTTAAATTTAATTGTGTTATATTTGTTTCAGATATATCAATATATATTAAATTATTTATAATATTAATTGTATCAAGTGGATTAGAAAATATAATTAATTTTTCTAGTTTTTTTAGATGATCTATATTTATATTTTTTAATTTATTATTGTCTAATTCAACTATTTCTAAATTATCAGTTAATAATATATCTTCTAATTTATTATTTGATACTCTTAATCTTAATATTTTTTTATTTAATTCTAAAGATATTAATTCATTATTATTTATACTTAATTCTCTTAATTCTGCTGGCAATTTTACTTTTTTTATATGATTATTATCTAAATCAAGAGATATTAAATTCTTAAATATACTAAAATCAATAAATTCTGATAGATTATTATTTGATAAAAATAAATGTGATAAATTTGTAAATTTTATATTTTTTATTTCATTTGGTATATTTATTAATTTTAATTCACGTAAATCTATTTCTGTATTATTATTTTCATCAGATTCTTTTATTCTATATTCTAATGTATCATGATTTATATTATATAAATGTTTTATATTATTTTGATTCCAATCTATTTTTGTTTCATCTAAATTACGATTATTTCTAAATTTTAGATCATTATGATATATTACATATTTTTTTTGTTCCATATCTATAATAAATAAAAAATATAAAATATAAAAAAATATGACGTTAAAATCATATAAAATTATCAATAGATTTGTGATGATTTTGTAAAGCTTTAATCAAATAAACTATATTTATTATTTCATATTTTTCAAAATATCTCTACATAATTCTTTTTTATTTTTTAATTTACGTACTCCATTAATAACTGTAAAACTATCTATATGATATTCCTTTGCTTTTTTCTGTAATTCAATTAAACTTAAATTTTCATTAATATTATCATCATCAATATTTTTATTATTATTTTTATTATTATTATTGTTTTTATTATTGTTTTTATTATTGTTTTTATTATTTGTAACTGATTCTTCTTCAAAACCATTTATAGAAGTTTCATCATTATCATCATCATCATCATTATCATTATCATCATTATCATTATCATTATCATTATCATCATCATTATCATTATTATTATTATTATTATTATTATTATTATCATTATTATTATTATTATTATCATCATTATCATTATTATTATTATTATTATTATTATCATCATTATCATTATTATTATTATTATGATGATGTAAAATATTTTTATGTTCTACATTTGATGAATTATTTATATAATTACGACCAACACATACAAAATTTTCACACAATAATAAATTTATAAAATTTGGTGTAATTAAGAGTGATTTAATAAATTTATTCTTATTAAAAACAAAATATTTTTCATTATGATTAGATAATAGATAATAATGATCTTTTATTTTTACAAGTAAAATATTTTTTTTAAAAGGTACAAAATCACCACCTGCATATTTTATTTTATTATCATCAGTATTATCAATTATAAATATATTAATATGTAATGCATCGCTTACATAACGAATTATTATTTCTGTGATAATATTTTTATTTAAATCATTAAGAATTTTATTTTTTGTCCATTTTAATTTAGAATAACCATTAATACGAAATCCATCTTGCATTATATCCATTTTTAAATATTGGATCAAATTATTAATATATGATAATTCAGATGATTTAAAATTAAAAATAAATTTATCATCTAATGCTGTAAGAATACATGTATAAAATGAACATTTATTATCATCAGAATGAGTTCTTAAAATTAAAAAATCTTTTAAAAATTCTACAAAAGGTAAATTATGAAAAAAATTTATATCAAAATTTATAGATTTATTTTTATCTAAATCATTTAAATTTTCTAAAAAACTTTTTCTCTCTATATTATTATGTGTATTATTATTTATATTATTATTTATATTATTATTTATATTATTATTTATATTATTATTATTTATATTATTATGTATATTAGATTGTAATTTTTTTTCCTGTTTTATTATAATTATTTCTTCATTTGTAAAAGATGGTAGATTAGTTTTAATATAATCAGCTATAATATCTAATGTTAAACGATTCATATATATGTATTATAACAATGTATTTTTAAGTAATATATATTTAAAATTCAATTTTTATTTATAAACTATGTTGTCATTTATAAAAAATTGAAAAATAAATTAATTATGATATTTATATAATATTTATAATTACATACTTACATTTTAATAAAAATGGATTATTTAATTGATTTTCTTAATTTTTTTGGTATAAATGATAATAATTATAATAATTATAATAAATATAATCAATGTGATCTAATTGAAGAGAATGGTAGGATATTATCTGTAGATAATTCTAGGAATAATTTATCTTTAACAAATTCATTTGGTAAAGGTATTATTATTGATGATTATATTTTGACATTATCACATGTTATGGGAGATAATAAAAATATTTATTATAAAGATAATATGTATAGGATTTTATTAAATATAGAAGTTTATGATATTTGTGTTTTAACTAAAAACTTATTATTAGATACTGATATACAAATATCAAATTTTATCAATCTTCTACAAAATTATATGAAAAAAAATATATCAATATCAGAATTTAATACATATAATAATACTATTTTTAAAATATATAATAAAGACTTCATATTCAAATTAATAAATATAGAAAATATACAATTAAAGAGTTTTATATATCCATCAATACCAATATATCAATTAAAATTTAAGGAAGAATATAATGTTGAAGATATTGATATTATTTGTAATTCTGGTATTAGTGGTAGTATTTTACATAATGATTTTGGTTGTATTGGTATGATTACATCATATAAAAAATCAGATCAAATTATTGAAGCTATACCATTTGAAATAATTTTAGATTTAATCACAAGATATTTTAAAAATAATTTATTCAATTATTTACCAATTATTCTAAAAAATAATATTGTTAAGAACTATAATAATATTCTAACGGAGAATGATCATATATTAAAAATTAATAATAATGATTTAAAAAATAATATGATTTATATAAATAAGTTTAAATTTAATATTGATTATCAAACATATATTTTATTGTACTGTAGTAATTATGTTACATTAAAATATATTAAGAATAAACATAAAAAAATAAAAACAATTAATATTGATCTTCTTAATTATGATTTTGTAAATATTAAATTTAATTTTAAAGATAGTCATAATTCAGTTATTATTAAAGATTTTATGTTTAAAGAATTATCTGAAGAATATCTATTGATAAATATACACAAAAATATTCCTAATATTGATTATGATAATATATATAATAATAAAAAAATGATATATATTGAAACAAATGGAAGTAAAGATAATATAGATAAAAAGATTGATTTTGATAATAATGTGTATATATTAGATAAAATATCTGGACATAAAATTTATACACTTAATAATATAAATAAATATAATGATAGTTTACAATTAACTATAGAATTAATTGATCCATTTAATAGAAAAATAAAAATAAAAATATAATATGTTATTATATATACATGTATAATATTAATCCACTGTTATGGGGTCCGCATTTATGGAAATTTATGCATTATTTAACATTATCTTATCCAGATAATCCAAGTGAAGAAGAAAAACAAAAATATAAAAATTTTTTTATGATGATTGGTGAATATTTACCATGTGAAAAATGCAGAGTTCATTATAAAGAACACGAAAAAAGTTTTCCATTAACTAATGATATATTAGATACACGTACTGGATTAATTAAATGGTTATTTGATCTTCACAATATTGTAAATCAATCTATTGGTAAACCAGCAATTACTTATGATGATTTTACTGATATTTATATAAATAATAAAGAACAAAATCAATCAGAAAATGATAATAAACATAAATATGTTATGTTAGTAACTTTAGTAATTGTATTAATATTATCATTTTTTATTTATAAAAAATGTATGACTAATTAATTATGTATTTTTTGAATAATCATGTATTTTTTGAATAATCAACTTTATTTAACATATATATTTTTTCTTTTATTTTTTCAATGATTTTATCTAAATCATCATTAGTATATTCATCATTTAACCAATTATTAATATCAATATTTGCATATGATAATATTTCATCACGCATCTTAATAATATATACTGCATAATTACGTATCATATTTTTTATTGAAATATTTTGTATTCTGATACTTTTAATTATTTTTTTTACTAATTTCTGTGGTGATAACATTTTATATGTTAATCTCATATCAACATACCATACAGCCCATAATGCACAAAATCCACCAGGATCACCTATTTTTTTCTTTTTTGTTTCATATATATCTAATAATTGAAATCCTACTTTTGGTAAATAATCTTTTGGTCTTAGATATTTTATTTTATCATTAATCTCTTTGAATCTAGATTCTAATATTTTATCTAATAAATCGGGATTATAATTTAGTCCCGGTGGCGTAGTTGATCCATGAGGTTCAAAACGTTCTAAAATATTATTTGATATATCATAAATTAAATAATTTGCATGTGAACCAACATTCATTTCTATACCAAGTGGAATAATAATAAATTTTGATCCTGAATTAATACATTCTTTTATTTTTTGAAAAAATTTATCAGTCATATATAATTTAAAATTTATCCATATTAATTCAAAATTTAAAAATTCTGATCTTGAATTCATTAAAACACCAATTGATTTATAAAATTGATAAATATCATTATTTTCTACAAAATCAGTTGATAATGTTGAACATACATCTTTATATTTTTCTAATAAATATATTAATCCTAATAATACATCAATAGTATTACCTGTAAATGTACAAAAATTTATATTTTCTCCTTCAGATAATTTTATACATATTTTTTGTTTTGTTATTGGAAAAGATGTTGATGAACATGTTTTTTCTCCTGATTTTATTTTTTCTAAAATATCCATTAAATTTTTCTTTATTATTTTTTTACACTCTATATCTAATGTTTTTTGATCTGTTATTTTTGATTTTGGAATTTTTGATTTTTCAATATTAAATTCTTTACTACATATATTTTCCCATTCAGATGACCATAAATCTGGTTTTATTTTTAATCTATTTAAATATGAATCAACTACTAAATCAATAAATTCATCTCGATCTTTTTCTTTAACTATATCAATTAACATAACATTATTTTTATTTGTATTATATAGATCTATTTTCTTGTGTACTAATATTTTTTTATATTTTTTCCATAAATTTAAATTAACAATATAAAATATACAATTATTACCATTATTATCTCTTATTGACAAGTTTGTTTTATTTATTAATTTTTCTAAAAGATCCTCATATCTATCATCATAATTTTCTAAAAATATATGTAATGGTAATTTTCCATCTAAATTCCATAAATTTAAATTTAAATTATCATCAATATTTAATAATTCTGTTACCACAATATAATTTTCTTCAATTAATGCATAATGTAAAGGTGTATTACCAAATATATCTTGAATATTGAAATTTATTTTTTTTTCAATTATTTTATGCAATATATCTATTTGATTTGTTGTCGCAACATAATGTGCTACTGTAAATTCATGTGAATAATCTTGAATATCTAAATTAATGTTACTATCTATTAATAATGTAGATATATTAGATAATTTTAAATTTACTGATAGGTGTAATGCTGTTTCTCCTATATTTGTTCTTGAATTTATAGTTGCAATATATTTTAATATTATTTTAACAATATCTATATCTCTTGTAAATATTGATTGATGTAATGCATTATATCCAGTATTATCATAAAAATTTGGATTTGATCCTGCTTCTAATAATTTTTCTATAATAGTTTTTTCTTTTTTTTGAATTGCATAATGCAATGGTATCCTATTATTTCTATCTTTAATATCTAATATATTTATACCTATATTATCATTATTTATTTTTATCAAAAAAGATGTAATATCATTATAACCATATTTAATACATGTATATAATATACATCTATGTTCGTTATCAATAATATCTATTTTTGCTCCTTTTTCTATTAATAATTTTACTAATTCTAAATTATTATACAATATTGCATATGATAACAGATATTCATTATAGTTATCTCTCAAATTAATGTCAATACTTGGATCAATATTAATTATTTTATCTGTAAATTCTTTTATTTTATTATTTTTTAACAAATCAAATAAATTTATATTTTCTGTTTTATTTATATCTTCATCAATATTCATAATATATATAATTTATATAATTTATATTGAGAATAAGATAAAATAAAAATAAATTAGAATATAATTAGAATATAATTTAATTTAATTTAATTTAATTTAATTTAATTTAATTTAATAATAATAATTAAATATACCTAAAAATATCCAAATTACTATCCCTTAACTGGCATCAGTGTTAAAACACTGATAGGCTGTTAAGGGATAATATATAATTATATTTTATTATTTGATTCTAATAATATCTCGAGATAATACATATAAATATATTCTAATATATTTTTTTTCTCTGTATGATATTCTCTAATTATATTTTTGGCATCATTATAATTAAAAAATCCAATATTTCCTATTTCATTATTGTTTTGAATATTCTTTAAATTATCTAATTTTGTTTCAGCAATATAATATATATGTCTATATGGTATACCATTTGTTCCAATTAAATTTTCTTCTATTGGATTTATATTTGGAACTATCGATATATCTGATAAATTTATTGTAGTCTCTTCAGAAAATTCACGTAATGCACATTCTAATGGTGACTCATTGTGATTTTTTCGTCCTTTTGGAAATCCCCATTCATTAAATTTATATGATGGTATAACATTTTCTATAAAAAAAATTAAATTTAAATCTATATTATCTCCAGATTTTAATTGATTGAATTTATTTTTTGCCATATTGTACTCTTTTGTATTATTTATTCTTGATGCATCATTATTCCACATTTCACGCCATAATTCATCAAACTCTTTTTCACCTAAATTTTTTATTTCATTTGGATTCATATATTGAAATAATGAATTTATTTGATCTATATTATCTATTTTATATTTACCTCGTAAAAAATCCATATATGCTATAGAATGTCTCCGCTGTATTAATAAAAATTTAATATTATTCATATATGTACTTAAATTTTCAAGATCTTTATAATTTTGCGGACATATATTATATATTCTATTTTTGATTTGTATATTATTATTATTATGATTTATATTTAAATTTATGTTGTTTAAATTAACAAGTATTATTCCCCAACTTGTTATAGGTTCTTTACAATCTTTATATTCATGATTTATTTTATTACAATTTGAACATATCATATATTCACAGTAATTTAATAAAATAATTTATTTATAAATCATTTTATTATATTTTATTATATTTTTTATTATATTTTATTATATTTTATTTATAAATCCGACTATATTTGTCGGTGTTATATTTTGTGAATTAGATCCTGCAAGTTGACCATATGTAGATGTATTTGTTGGATCAAAAGTACCATTATACATACAACTTGTTGCGATTGCGGTACCACTATCAACTCCAGCTTGATAACCAAATATGCCACCAGATACAATTATAGCCCCAGTAGAATAGCAATTGGTTGCGGTTGCGGTACCACTAATACCGGCATTATAACCAAATATGCCACCAGAACTACCAGTTATAGCCCCAGTAGAATAGCAATTAGTTGCGGTTGCGCTTGCGTTACCACTATTAGAACCAGCATTGTGACCAAATATGCCACCAGATCCACCACTTATAGCCCCAGTAGAATAGCAATTGGTTGCAGTTGCGGTACCATTAGTAAAACCAGCACTAGAACTAAATATGCCACCAGATTCACCACTTATAGCCCCAGTAGAATAGCAATTGGTTGCGGTTGCATCACCACTTTCACCAGCATTAATACCAAATATGCCACCAGATTGATTACTTATAGGACCAGTAGAATAGCAATTGGTTGCGGTTACGTTACCACCATCACCAGCACTAGAACCAACAATTCCACCACATCCATAATTAGTACTATTACCAATAAGACCATTAGAAGAGCAATTAGCAAAATTACCATATTTAAAATAAGATTGTCCAATCCATCCTCCATTTGTTAATAAATTACTATTAGTACCATCAACATGTATGTTATTTATATTTATATGTGTACCAGAAAAAAATTGTATCAATCCGACATATCCTATTATATTATTTATATTAAAAGTATGATTTTGCCCATCAATATTAATCCAATCTGTTGCCAAATTAAAATATAAATTTGAATTATTTATTGGTATATCTGTTACAAATTTAATAGTCATTGCCCCGAAATTAGTTTTTGTATTATTGATTATATTTATTGGGTTTATTAAATCTGTAATATCTGTTCTATTATTATTTTGTATATAATATAAATTAGTATCATAACCTATAGTAATAATATCTCCAGAAACACCAAATATATTATTTGGATAATTTTCATATCCTATAATATTATTAGCAGATGTTATAGTTATATTTTGTGAACCTAGTGCGGCAAGGTTCCCATATCTAGATGTATCTGTTAAATCAAAAGTACCGTTATACGTGCAATAGGATGCAGTTACATTATCACTATCAACACCAGCATAAAAACCAAATATGCCACCAGAATCAACATCTATAGCCCCAATAGAATAGCAATTGGTTGCAGTTGCTGTACCACTATTATAACCAGCACTAGGACCAAATATACCACCAGATCCATTATCTATATCACCAGTAGAATAGCAATTGGTTGCAGTTGCATTGCCATTAATACCAGCATTAGAACCAAATATGCCACCAGAATAATTATCAATAGGTCCAGTAGAATAGCAATTGGTTGTAGTTGCGGTACCATTAGTAAAACCAGCACTAGAACCAAATATGCCACCAGAATTAACACTTATAGGTCCAGTAGAATAGCAATTGGTTGCGGTTATGATACCACCACTACCAGCACTAGAACCAACAATTCCACCACAATTATTTTTACTACTATAATTACCAATAGGACCATTAGAAGAGCAATTAGTAAAATTACCATATTTAAAATAAGATTGTCCAATCCATCCTCCACCTTCTTCTAAATTACTATTAGTACCATCAACTTTTATATTTTGTATTGTTATATTACCATAAGTATCATTTTGTACTAAACCTAAATAATTATAACCAGTAATCGTAATAGTATTATTTAATCCATCTATTAAAATATATTGTGAACCAATTATAAAGTATTGTGTTGTATATCTAAAAGTAATATTAGATGTAAAATTAATTATTAAATTAGATGTTGGATTAGGTGTATTATTTATAATATTACAACCCCCAGATTGATTAAAATTAATAGTACCACTTGAAACAATAGAACCATCAGATTTGTTAATTATATTATATATTATATCATTATTTAATTGATATATTTGTATATATTTTGTATCACCATCAGCCGTAATAGATGTCATATATTATATAAAAATAAAAAAAAAAAAATTAGTTAACTATTTTATAGATCATTTTCTTCTTCAGTTTCATTTTCATCAGTATCAGTTTTAACATTTGCCATTAAAGCATTTTGAATTTCATGTTCTATATTTATATATTCATCTATAGAACTATATTTTTTAGGTTCGTACATATCTTTGATACTCTGTTCGATTTCTTTATCAGTTGCAATATCTTCCATAAATCCCATACAGATTATTTGTTTTGTTTTATCAACAATCTTTTTATTTAAAATCTTTACTTTTACATACATATCATTTTTTAATACTATATATTTTTGTACATTCTTCTTCTCATCTTTATCATTTTTATTAGTTTTATCATCTTTCTTTTTTACAATCCATCTTGATAAATTTTGATTATATGTAAACATATCATTATTTATTGAGTTTGCAGTTTTTATAATAATTTGTAATGGACCATATGATAATATAATTAATTTTTGTGACATACCTATAATTTTTGCAATTAATGATGTATGATTTACTGGTCTACATATAGTTGCAGAAAAACGAATATCAAATAGTGCACAACACATTGGATCTTCTGGAATAATTCTACCATCACTAATAATTTCTATTTCATGTACTTCTGATACAAAACCATAATCTTGAAAACATTTACCAATATTATCTTTCTCAATATTTGTTTTTATATATTTTCTAATATTGTTATCCATTTCCTTTGGTAATATACGCACACTTGATTCAAGATATGTAGTGATATAAGGATTATTTGTATTATTGGCGGTATTGGCGGTATTAGACATAGTATTAATAATATATATTATATTAAATATATTTATTCTAAAATAATTTTATATTCATCTTTTATTTTTTGTCCTTTCCATTTATCTAATATTTTGTTAATATCATCAATATTATCTTTAACTATTTTATCATCTTTTATAGTTATTATTATATTAAATCTATCTTCTAATAATTTATTCTTTTTAACTTCTATATCAATTTTAGAATTAATATCTTTTATTTCTTTTTTAATTATATTTGATCTATCTTCTAAATTATATGGAAATGGATATGTTGGATGATTTGATGGAATCATAATATATGTTTTTTTGTCATCACCTGTAGAATATTTTTCTAATTCTAACATACGCTTCATAATAATTTCACATAATGTTTGTCTTGTTTTTTCTTTAGTATTTATTTTTAATTCTTTTATTACTTTCTGAATATATTCTTTTTCTCTTGTTGTACACACTGCTCCTTTTAATGATGGAATACCAGTAGCTCTTTTTTTTTCTAATATTTTAGCTCTCTTTTCTCTAATTTTAAATACATCTTGATTTAATTCTGCTTCTATATTTTTCTTTCTTGATTTATCTTTTTCTATAATTCCAACATATTTATTTTCATTTCTATTATCATAATATTCCATTACAGAATCAAAATCATATTCATTAATATCAGTTATTTCAGTTGTTTCAGCAATATCTTCTTCCAATAATTTTTTATCTTTATAATTTTTGTATATATCTGTATTTTTGATATAATTAAATAAACTTATTGGTTGTGTTATTGGTTTCATATATTTTGTTCGATAATATATTGGTACATCTTCATTTTGATCGAATGGTTGGAATATATAATATTTATCAACAAAAATTAAATAACCGGATCTATTATCTTTATCAAATATAGTATCTGAATAACTATTAATATCATTTTCTGTTATTGGAATTAAATCATTTAATGCTTTATAAACAAAAAATTCATCAAATAAATCTTTTCTATCCTCACCATATGATTTTTTAACATATGATATGATATCACCTAGAGTATACATAAATCCTAAAATATACATTTCTTTAATTCTTCTTTTACAATATTCTATTTCAGTTTTTGCAAATCCAGTTGAAAATGTTGTTACATCTAAATTTTCTTTGTCAATTTTTTTATAGATTTTACGATCAGGATCATAATATTCTGCATTTAATTTCATATTATCACATTTATAATCACATTTAGTAAAATCACATATTTGAGGACATTCTTCTTTTCCTTTTTCACCACATTTATCAAATTCTTTTATTTCTTCTTTGAAAATATTTGCCTGTAAATTAAGTGGACAATCTATTGCTACTTCTTTCATTGCTCTTTCTATTTTTTTAATTAAGAGATATTTTTGTTCTGCTTTTCTATATAATTCTTCTTCACTTGAGAATCCTTTTTCTATACTTACAACATATTTATAAACATTTACAGATGGAAATGGATTTTGTTCTGACATTTGTTTATAATGTGAACACCATCTAATACCACGACCTATAACTTGATCTACTCTTCCAAAATTATAATATACATCTAATATATGTACTTCTGCTGTATTAAAAAGAGACACACCTTCATTCATAACTTTTGATCCAAGAATTAATTTTAAAAATTTACCTTCTTTATTTTCAAAATTATTAAATACATCATCAATAATTCTTTTCTTTTCTTCTGGAATTACATCCCCTGTATCCTCTCCACCTTTGCCAGTAACTGTTATAAATGTTGCTGGATAAAATGTGTGTGATTTTATTTCTGATTTTTTATATTCAGTTGATGATACTGAGTCTGTTTTGTCTGTTTTGTCTGTTTTATCTTTTTTCTTATTTTCAATGTTTTCAATATTATGATTTTTATGTTGAACACCACAATAATAACAAACTGTATCTGAATTTATTTGATATGAACCAATATCTTCTTGAAATTCAAGATAACCATTTTGCAATAAAATTTGTGCAAAAATATCAATACCTACACGTACAAGATTTGAATAAATAAATGCTGTTTTTGCTCCTTTTTTATCTGCTGTTAATCTATTAATTTTTTTTAATGCTTTATAAAATTTAGTTGAAAATGTTTTTAAATATTCTTTTTTAAATATCTTTCCAGTTATTGTTTGTCCATCTGATGTTAATGATAACCATTCCGTTTCTTTATCACTCTTTAATAATTCAGAACCAATTTTTTTATTTAATATTTCTGGAAAACTTTTAAGTTGATTTTTAATAAGATTTAAACCTTCATTACCGGATATTGGTTCGATCATTTTTTTATCATTAGATAATGCTGGGAAAACAAAGTTAGCAACTGCTTCTGCTTTTCTATCAAGAGCATCTTCAGATTCTACTTTTGTTTTATCATATAATCCACGTTGAAAATCAGACATCTTACATTTAGTAACTTTTGTAAATAATAATCCATCTGCTTTTTCACCTTTTTCTACTTTCTTTGCAAATACGAGTGGATCAGAACCACGAACATGAGATATATATCCGTTAGCCATTTTCTTAAAATATTCTATCCCTCCTTGTTTTAATTTCATTTCATAATTTTTTTCTCCAGTAAAAATTTTATCACGTTCTATTGGATGATCTATAGGGCGCAAAAAATTAATAAGATCAACAATATCATCAGCCAAGTTTTTCATAGGAGTAGCACTCATCAAAACAACTTTAAGATTTGATGAATTCTTAATTATATATTGCAATGCTTCACCATATGCATTACCTGTTAAATTATGTGCTTCATCAATAATGATAACTGTATTATTTAAATTATGTATTCTATCAACTGCAACATCTCTTTCAAATTCACCTTCTTCTGTTTTTCTATATGTTATTTTTGTACCTTCTCTTTTTTCTATGATACGTTCACCAAGAACACGTTTGTGAAAACTTTTATATGACATAAATTTATAATATTGCATAGCTTGTGCTAAAGCATTTTTTTTAAGTCTATCTAATTCTTGATGATCTATATATTGACTTTTATCTATTTTTTTAAGATAAGTTTCTCCAGTACATTTTATAATATGATGTTTCCAACTTTCTTTGATAAGTGGTCCGGGAACTAATATTACTATTTTAGTATTATATTTCTGAACTAATGGTTTAAATTTCTCAGCAATTGCAACACCTGCACATGTATTATGTGTTATTATATTATTTACAATATAATTATGATATACATCTATTTCAAGATCATATAGATATCCTGTATATTTTATTAATTCAACAGATTTTATTAAAACTTTTTTTATTTGATTTTTTTCATATTTATACATATATTGACCAGTTATAAGAGTATTTGTCCATTTATTTTCATTTGTTAAAAATTTATGAGTTATACTAGCTCTTATTTCAGTATTATCTTCTAATTTATATATTTTTATGAATCCATTTATTTTTTCTCTGTATAATTTACTTATTTTTTTATATTCCAAATGTTTACCTGTATAAGTTAATGTTTCTAAATTTTTACTAGGAATAGCCCATTCACCATTATTAGCCAAAAAATTATTTTTAGATGATTTTGAGTCATTATTATTATCATTATTCTCATTATTATTATTATTATCATTATTATTATTATTATTATTATTATTATCATTATTATTATTATCATTATTATTATTATTATTATTATCATTATCATTATCTAATATTATATTCGACGAATATAGTTCCCATAAATCCTCTATAATAAATTTTTCTTCATATGTATTTATTTTTACGGATATTTCACTTTTTGGATGAACACATTTACCAGTACCTAATCCATGAAAAATAATCATACCTTTATATGGAGTATCTGGATTAATTATATTACCTAAGAGTGATTGATAATCAAATAATTTTACTTCTCCTGCACAAATATTATCTCTATATTCCTTCATATCATTATAATTTTTAATATCGGGTCTTTCTGGTATTTTATGATAATAAAATTCTCTTTTTTTGTATATTTTATATTGTAGATCTTCATCATCTGCATCAGGATAAGTATAATTTATAGTCATAAGTTTATCATCAATATCTGTCATATAATATAGATAAATATATTTCTAAGCATAAAAAAATTCTTTTTAACAGATTTTTTGTGTTCTAAATAAAAATATAAAATTTAATTTTATTATATATGTCTAATACAAATGATAAAGTTACAGAATATAAAATTGATGATATTAAAAAATTGTTATCTAAGATAGAAAATGTAAAAGAAAAAAAACATTTAGAAAAAATAAAAAGTATTATTTTTAAAGAAAATCCAAATATGTCAACTACAAAAAAAAGTTCAGGAACACTATTATTTTTTCACAATCTATCCCAAATTACTTATAAAAAATTAGATATTTTTTTTATGAAATTAGAAAAAGAAAAATTAGAATTATTATCAGCAAGTATGTCAGCACCAGATAATAATTCAGATACACGAACATCTGATAAATATGATTCTGAATCACAAAAAAATGTTGTTAAATTATCTAATGCCGAAAGAAAAATAATAAAACGTAAAGATTATTATAATCAAATTAATAATCAAAAAAATGATGATCTGTATGTATCTGATGATGACATTTTTTTAAAGAAATAAATATAAAATTTTTTTCTTTAAAAAAATCTGATAAATTTTTTATAAAAACTAATAAATTTTTATAATAAATATGATTACATTTTTCTAAAGAAATAAATACAAAATTTTATTTCAAATCAATCAATAATTTATTATATGCATGTTGAGCGCCAATAATCTTATCATAATCTTTTGATAATTTTAATTTTAGTTTTCTTTCATTATCTAATTTTTCAATAAAACTCTTTAATTTTATATTATGTTTTTGAACAATTTCACGTATTCTATCTTTGTTATAAATATTTCTGAATAATTTTAATTCATTAATCATATTAATATTTATATTAAATAATATTGACATTGAATCAGTTACAGAATTAAATTGATCAAAATAAATATAATCCCGTGTATATATATCATTTATATATGTTGATTTTATATATTGTTTATTTCCAACTTTATTCATTGTTTTTGTTGTTCCAAGATTTATTATACTATTTGCAACCGGACTATAAAGTGTTATATATCCATTTGTTTGTAATATATTTAATGCTATATTATATGGTTGACTCAATAAAAATGATAATTTTATTATATCATATTGATTATAATTTCTTTCAAAATAAATTTTTTTATATTTATTAATGAATGACGAATAATTTTTATCTTTTGAATCTGTATAGAAGAAGTGTGATATATTTTCTTTTAATTTAATATATATATTTATAAATGTTTTCATAAAATTAGTACTATCATCATTATAATCTAATTCTAATTTATCACATATAAATTTTAATTTATATTTTTGTTTTATTAATTTATTAGATATATTGTCTGCAATCTTATTAATTAAATCTTCTCTATCGATATCTGTATCTTCGTAGTCTGTATGTAATAAATATATATTTTTTAATTTCTCTCTATCTATATTTTTTATTTTATCAAATTGTATTTCTCCATTCATAATATCACCAATAATATCAAAACTTTTTGGATATAAATATTCTAATATTTGTTTTATTTTGTCAATTAATACTTCTATATCAGAATCTCTGTTATTACTTAAAATTGTATTGACAATGGCAACATCTAATTTATCTTTTTTTAATATTTTAGTAATATCACCATTAATAATATTTAATATAGATATACCAATTATCAAATCATTATATCTTTCAGAATTTATATCTGATAATAATAATCCATAAATTAAAATACGTGCATATATTGTTGAATCTAATTTTAATTTTTCACACATCTCAATCATGTTAATACCAAATTCTGTTTTATCCTTCTTAGATATATAATTCATTGTTTCATAATCTTCAAAATAACTATCCATTTTTTTTGAATTTATTAATCCTTTATTAATATCTTTTACTTCAATATCTTCTGATTTTGTTGATATTATATTACCAAACATATTACGTTTTAAAAATAATTCATCTGGATGTATAATATAAAATTTACCATAATCGTCTTTAATATCATCAATATTATATCCAGTATCATAATATTCAGGTAAATAATCTTTAAAATCATAATTATTCTGTGATGAATCACCATTATAATCAAATACACCTTCGCTAGTTTCATATAATATTCTTAATGATGGATATTTTAATTTGTCAAATTTATCTTCATTTGATGAATTTCTCATTAATGCAAATAAATCAAAACCTACATTACCAATACTAATTTCAAAAGGTGTTTTATTATCAGTTGTTGTACCTTTTTTATACATAAAATATGCATCACCTGGACCCACACGACCAACTCGACCTTTTCTTTGAACTCTACTTGTTTCACTAATTATTGTTGTTAATAATTTATTATTTCTTCTTTTATAATCATAATAATTACTTTTGCGTGTCCCAGTATCAATAACATAAAATAATCTACTAATTGTAATCGATGCTTCCGCAATATTAGTTGCAATTAATACAAAATTAGTATATGTTGCATTACCTTCAAAAATATCAGGACAATCATTAAAATTTTTTGATCTATCCATATGTAATTTTGAAAATTCTTTATCTATATCTTGAATAAAATCTTTTTTATCATCATTCATACTTGAATAAAATGGTAATGCTATCCAGTTTGAATCTATTGTTTTATTCAATTCATCAAGTAATTTAGTAATATCTCCCTCACCAGGTTGAAATACTAATATATCACCTTTTTGTGTTTTTATTAGACGTTTTATTAAATTTATCATTCTATCTGGATCAACACCATCTTCATAAAATTCATTAACAATAAATCTAGTTCCTGCACCAGGTGGTGAAATATGATATCTACGATCAATATTAATTCTATCTAAATTTTCATTTTTTATAAAAAAATCATATGGGAATTTTAAATTATCATTAATTACTCTATAATATCTTCTATAATTAGGTTCATCTTCATCTAATGTTGCACTAAGAATTACAAATCTTATTGACGGATTATGATATGTAAATAATCTCATAACTGTTAATAACATATCCATATTTTTATTATGTTCATGTGCTTCATCTATAATAATTATATCATATAAATTATCAGATGTAATAACTTTATTTTTATCTTTAGTTTTAGTTGTTCTTTTAAAAACTGGTAGTAATTCTCTAAACTGTTGTAATAATGTACCATCAGTTATAAATCGTAATATTAAATGTTTATTATTTTTGATGTGTTTTTTATCTTTATGTTGCATTTGTACATAATAATTATCAGAATATTCTGGTTTATCTAAATCATATTTATTTCTTTCATTTTTAATATCAACACCCATTTGTTTTGATACTTGATCAGCATTTTTTTCAGTTGGTGTTTTACGTGGTTGTGTACATACAACACTACCAGCAGATTTATAATCAATTGCTTTTAGATAATATAAATATAATTTAGGAACATGGGTAGATTTGCCAACACCAGTTGCACCACTAACATATGAAACTCTATTATTAATAAAATGATGACAAAATCCGATTTGTGATATCCATTGCATAGGATCCATAGAATACCATCCTGATGATGCAATTTCATCAAAATATCTACCAGAATATTTATATGGTAGATCAGTTAAATAATAATTTGATCCTAAATAATAATCATTATTATCATCTTTTTTAAAATATTTATATTTTAATTTTTCTGCAATATAATCTGTTAAACGTTTTCCTTTTAAATCTATCATATTCATATCAGTAAGTTCCCGATTAATGATAAATTTAGATAAAATTCCTTTCAATCTTAATATATCAAAAACATTTTCTATTAGTTGTTCTCTAATTCCTCTATAAATTTCTCTATTTAATTCAACAACTGTTATTTTTTTTTCTTGTACATAACCTGCTTCAAATAATGATTTGATATATCTACCAATATTAAACCAATCCATAAAATTACTTATTTTATCATTTAATCTATCCAATATTAATTTTTTTTCTGAATTAGTCAATGATATCCAATTTTTATTTAATATTTTCTTTTTATCTCCATTAAAAATATGTGATAAAGATTTTGCATAATTATATAAATTTTTTAATGAATATTTATTACCAACAAATATACGTGCTTCAATAATTTCTTTTTTTTCTTCATCTAATAAAATAGATGAATAATATGTTGTTTTAAATTCTTGTAATATTTCCCTAAAAAAAGTATAAATAAATTCAGGTTTTATTGAATTTATTGTTACTTCTTGATTACTAAAATCATATCCATCATCTTCTTCTTCATCATAATCATCTTCTTCTTCTATATTTGTTTTTAGTGATACATATCCACTATCAATAATTATTTTTTTATTTTTATATTTATTATCAAAATTTATCAATAATCCCCTAACTAATTTTTTAATTGATACTTTTGATATTGTATATACTGGATTATCATTATAATTTTCTTGTATTTCTTTCCCATTATTTTTATTTCTATTGATCGGATTTACGACAACTAAATTTTCATAATTCTTAAATACAGTAAATAAATTATTTAATTTATTTGCAAATCCAGTTTGATCTGATTTATCAAGATTATCCCAACTTATATCTTGTAATGCATGATTCAATAAATATTTATTATTATGATAAAAATATTCATTTAATATTGTAATTGCAGTATCATAATTTTTTTGCTCTAAAACAACTAAATCAAAAATTAATAATTTTATGTTTTTAATTTCTTCATATAAATAAACTCTAATAGTATTATATATATCACCAATATATATAGATTTTAATATATCTTTTGTTTCTTGAGTTTGATCATCATTATTTAAAAAATTTATTAAATTTACTTCTTTTAATTTTTTTTTATTAAATAATTCTTGTGTAGATGTAAATAATATTGATTCTGTATAATCATCCTTTTTTTTCTCTTCATCATTTTCATTTGGTTTAACTTTTATATATGGAATAATATTTATCCAATTAACATATAATTTATGTGAACATAATAATAAACTTCTTAATAATAGTAGAAAGTTTTGTCGTATATGTTCTTTATTAAAATCTATTTCTTCAGTTATAACTATATCATTCTTTATATTTCTATTACATCTATTATATTCAATATTTGTAAATACATATCGAGGTTCATCTTTATTTATATCACAATTTTCATTGTATTTTTTCTTATACATTTCATCGAATGATTTTAATTGAGTTTGTGGAGCATTTAAATATGGTATCAATAAAGTACTTAACCACTTTACATCTTTATAATTATTTTGTATTAATTGATATTCAAAATTGGTTCCTTCTAAATTATATTGTAAAGACAAAAAGTGTATTAATTTAGTTGTATATTTATATAATATTTGTTTGTTTTCAATATTCAAATTATGATATAAATCATCTATACCTTTTTTAATTATATTTTTAATATTGTCATTAATAAAATCCATATATAATATTAGTAAATATATTATTATAATATATAGATGGAACTTAATAAAAAATATCCCAAAAGTTTAACTGGAAAACAATGTGTTGGTCCTTGTTATAAAAAAAATACAAGGATTATACATCCATTATATTTTCATATAGTATCATTTGACAAATCATTCTGTCCTGTTGCCGAACATATAATTAATCATAATAATAATAATAAGAAAAAGTCTCATATAGATGAATGTATAGAATATAATAATGATGATATATCAAATTTACATTTAGATATTTTACAACCAAATTTTGATTTTAATGTACCTAATTTTTTAAATTTATATTATAATATACAAAATTTTAGTGAAGGTATAGAGTGGATTTCACAAAATATACAAGTATCAATTAATACACGTGAAAGAATTTTTAATTTAATTTTTGAAGCTTTTAATAAAGATATTGATATGTTTGATATTAGTGATAATAGAATCGCAGACTTTATTAATTTATTAATAAAAACAAAATATAATAATTTATTATCAAAACTTTTTATTTATATTAATATTGATAATAATTTTGCTAGTATACATAAATATTCATATAATATTCGTGATATTCCAGAAACAGATGAAACTATTATAATAAAAACAAATTATATTATAAAAAATTTAATAACATATAATAATATTTCAAATTTTATTACAAAAAATATTAAATCAAAAATAGAATTATCTGTTATAACATCTTATTCAGAAATTTTAATAGAAAAATTTATATCTTTTTTAATTGATAATATAAAAAAAACATTTTTGAAATAATTAACATTTTTGAAATAATTAACATTTTTGAAATAATTAACATTTTTGATATAATTAACATTTTTGAAATAATTAACATTTTTGATATAATTAACATTTTTAATTATTATTAAATTTTTTATATGTTTATTATATATTATGGCTTATACACCTATATCTACAATGTTTAATACTCCATACAGTTCAACTACTGTTTTATCTCCATTGACACCAATTACATTGAGTCCCGCACCTCCTATCGCAACTATTTCTACTGTTTCACAAAGTGTAATTGTAAATAACGATCCACTTACAGTAGTTACTCCAATTGGTCCTGTTCTATATAATATACCAAATAGATATATTGTTGATGTTGATACTGGTATGAATGATAATTATATTGTTCAACGCGATGTAACACTTTCAATAATGTACAAAGCACTTGATAAATGGCTTTATGATGATTTCCCTAATGTTTTAAAATATCTTGTTGTTGATAAAGGACATGTTCGTGTTGTTAAAAGTATGCAAGAAAAAGAAAATAATAAAGTATCAAATGATTCAGTTAGTGATTTAGAAAGAAAATCTGATTATATTGGTGACAATATTCTTACTGAGAGATCAACTCGTGATATTTTAATTAGAATTATGAGAGAATTAGGTCTTAAATGGTATGAATTACCTCATCGTGAACAATTATTAAAAGATGTTATTGAAAAATATATCAAGAAAAAATTAAAAAAACATTTAGAATAAATTAAAAAAACATTTAGAATAAATTAAAAAAACATTTAGAATAAATTAAAAAAACATTTAGAATAAATTAAAAAAACATTTAGAATAAATTAAAAAAAAATATTTAGAATAAATGGTTAATCTAATTTAGTTAACTATTTCTAATTTAGTTAACTATTTCTAGATATCATTTAGATCTGCTGGTAAAATATATTTATCTAAATTTGTATCATCTATTGGATTAGTTAAAAAAGAAATATTTCTAATAATTTTTTTATATTCTTCTTTTTTTTCAAATTCAATATTATTTTGTAAATAGATTAATGATATTGGTATACTTGATCGTTTAATAAATTTATAAAATATGTGATGAACCCTTTCTCTAATATAAATAAATATCATTGTTTGTATAATTTCTAATATTTTATTAATTTTGAAATATATATCTGTATCAATAGGATTAAAAATTTTTTCATCAATTAAAAACCCCATTTTTTCAGATATAATCTTTAATCGAAAAAATGCAATACCTAATGATTCAAAAATTAAATTTTCTTTTCCTATAAATTTTATTGTTTTTTGTAAATTAAATAATATTAATTCAATAGGTTCTTTATTTTTTAGTCTAATTAATTGGATAAAATTATCAAAAAAATCATAAGTATTTCCAATTTTATCTTTAATATTTTCAATTGTTAGTTGTTCTTTATTTTCTGCTTCTAATATTAAACGTATAAAAGAATGTATAAATAAATTAACGTCAGTTCTTTGTTGTTCGTAATCTTCTTGATTTGTTTTTAATATGTTTTCAAAATCAATTATTTTTTCTTTATTTGTTGCCAATATTTCATCATAGTCTATTTCTTTATCTTTATCATCCGCATTTATATATAAATGTATATATAAATATATTGAATAATGTAAATACCATTGAAATAATCCATACTTAAATATATGCAATATTACTTCTTCATTTAATTTATGTCCTTCTCTATGTAATAATATACCCCAATATGATGAAAAATATTCATCAATATTATTTATATTTATTCGATATAAACGTGCATTCGGTTGTTTATATATTCCTATATCAATATATGGAGGATAATCTGGAATAAGAAAATTATTACCTGTATCTGTTGCTCTATTATATTCTGTTAAATTACCACCTAACATTTTTTTTATTTTTAAATATTTTGTTTTATATTTTTTATATTTTGAATAATAATCCATATATATATATATTATATTTTATTTTATTTTTTTAGTTAACCTTTTATAATTTAAGTATATATGATTCACAAATATATAAAATATATATAAGAAAAAAATAATATAATATTATTAATAAATGTCAATTACCGTACGATATCTACATGAATATAATAAATATAAAAAACAATATGGATTAAAAACACTTGTCTTAATGCAAGTTGGATCATTTTATGAAATGTATGCGACTGATACAGAAGGTCCAAAATTAAAAGATATTGCTGATCTTTTAAATACAGTATGTACAAAAAAAGATAAATCAGTAAAAGAAGTATCTGTATCGAATCCATATCTTGTTGGATTTCCAATGGTTGCAACTGATAAATTTGTTTCTCTATTAGTTAAGAATGGTTATACACTTGTTATGATAGATCAAACATCTCCACCACCTGAACCAAAACGAGAAGTAACTAATATATATTCTCCATCAACTTATGTTGGTACAACAATCACTGTTGATACTAATTTTGCTATATGTATATATTATGAATCTGAACAACAAAAAAATAATAATAGTTTATTATGTGTTGGATTAAGTGCAATAGATATTACTACTGGAAAGGTTATTATCGATGAAGGTATATCTAATATTTCTGATACAGAATTAGCAAATGATACATGTATGAAATTTATTTCTATTACTCAACCAAAAGAAATATTCTTTGTATTAAATAACCAGAATAACCAGAATAATCAAACTAATTCTGATAAATCTACTATTGTGAATAAATCTACTATTGTGAATAAATCTACTATTGTGAATAATAAATATGATGTAAAAACATTAATTAATAATTTACAAATAGATGATAGAATTGTTAATATAAAAAGATATGATGAAAAATATTCCAAAATAAAATTTCAAACTGAATTTCTGTCACAGATATATGAATCTAAATTAAATATGTCTATTATTGAAAATCTTGATCTTGAAAAAACAACATATGCTAGAATTAGTTTAATTATGCTTATTGATTTTATTCGTAATTATTCTGATAAACTTATTAAAGGTCTTGGTGAACCAGAAATCAATATTGATAGACATCATATGATTCTTGGTAATAATGCAACATATCAATTGTCAATACTTGAAAATGAATCATATAATTATTTATCTGGAACAAAATATAAATGTTTATATGATGTTGTAAATAATGCACAAACTGGAATGGGTAAAAGATTTATTAAAAATATTCTAACAAATCCATATATTAATGATAAAAAGATTAATGAAAATTTAGATCTTACAGAATTTTTAATTCAAAATAAATTATATGATAAATATTCACTTCAATTAAAACAAATAATAGATGTTGAGAAATATAAACGTAAAATGAATATGCAAATATTACATCCATACGAATTTGCTGATTTTATAGAATCATTTAAATTAATTGAAGAATTAATTAAATCGGTAAAAAAAGATAAAATAAATATTAAAATAAAAGATGATATAATTACTAGATTAAAAGATTTAAATCAATATTTCATTAATACTTTTGATATAGAAGAATTACAAAAAAATATTTTAAGTGATATTAAAAAAAATTTATTTAAAAAAAATGTAAATAAAGATATTGATAATCTTGTAGAACAATATTTTTTTGAACATAATACTATCTATAGTGTTCAGAAAAAGTTTGATGAAATTCTAAAAGATACACTAAAATCATCTAAACAAAAAAAGTCAACTAAACAAAAAAAGTCAACTAAACAAAAAGAGTCAACTAAACAAGATGATGATAATATGTATACTAAAATTTCTAACACACCATCAGAAGGATATTTTATTTCTATATCAAAAACAAGATATGATAATCTTAAAAAATATTATGAAAAAACAAATGATGATATTCCAGTTGGAGAACAAAATATCAAATTTAAAGATCTTGAAACAAAAGATCTTAAAACATCTATAAAAATATTTATTAAAAAAATAAATGAAAATAAAAATAAAAATGATACTGATACTGATATTAATGAAATAGAACAACAATTATTAAAATTAGTTTATGATCAATATGTAATAAAATTAAAAGAAATCTATACAACTTATTCAGATTTATTTTTAAACATTTGTGAATTTATTATTAAATTAGATTATATTACATCGAATGCAATTACAGCAAAACAATATAATTATGTTAAACCTCAATTAAAATCAAATAATACTAATTTTATAAAATGTAAACAAATTAGACATCCAATAGTAGAAAGAATAATTGATTATGAATATGTACCTCATGATATTATACTTGATGATAAATTAAATGGAATGTTAATCTATGGATTAAATTCATCTGGTAAATCAGTAATGATGAAAGCGGTTGGTCTTTGTTTAATTATGGCACAATGTGGTATGTACGTACCATGTAATGAATTTGAATTTACTATATATAATTCTATTTATACACGTATTACAGGTAATGATAATATTTTTCGCGGTCAATCATCTTTTACATTAGAAATGACAGAACTTAATTCTATTATAAAACGATCAGATAATAAAAGTCTTGTAATTGGTGATGAGATTTGTAGAGGTACTGAAAATATCTCAGGAAATGCAATCGTTGCAAGTACTATTATTCATTTAGCAAAAATTAAATCGACATTTATATTTGCAACACATCTTCATGAATTGGTACAGTTAGATGGTATTCGTAAATTAGAAAATGTTAAAGCATTTCATTTGTCTGTAGATTATGATTCAAAACAAGATATTCTAATATATGATCGTTCTCTTAAGGAAGGTTCTGGTGATAAAGTATATGGTATATTAGTTGCAAAATATATTATTGATAATAAAGAATTTATTGAACAAACAATAAATATTAAGAATGAATTAACAAATTCATTCTCTAGTTTAATATCTGGAAAAAAATCTCGTTATAATTCTGATGTGTTTGTTCATAAATGTGAATTATGTGGTAAGAAAGAAGAAGAAGGGGTTAGATTACTTGAGACACATCATATAAATTTTCAATCAAAATGTAAAGATGGATTTGCTATTGATAAACCACATGTCGCAATGAATTCATCTGCAAATCTTATAGTTATTTGTGAGAAATGTCATGATTCAATTCATAATGATAAAATAAAAATAGAGAAAAAAGTAGCAACTTCTAGAGGAAAGAGACTTGTTTAACTTTATATAAATTAACTTTATATAAATTAACTTTATATAAATTAGTTAACTTTATATAAATAAAATTTCGCCTTTTCGTAAAATATTATAATTATCTTTTATTTCTAATATACATTTATAATTATCACATATTTGTTGTATTTGTTTATCTATATATTCTATTTTTTCTTCAATAATTTGTACATCATTGTGTGTTAATTTATATTGATATATTGGACTTGATCTACATTCTACATTATAATCATAATTGGAATCATCTAATTTTATATTTTTTATTTTATTTAAAGTTTCTTTTAATATATTAAGAGATGTATCATCTACAATTAATAATTTAAATTCTTTAACAACATGGTTTGGTTTTATTTCAAGATGTTTCTGTAAACAATTTTTAAAATCTGTTTTAATATTATCAACATTAAATATAAATTTATCAAATAATATATCGGAATTTACTAGAATATTATTATAAAATTCTTGACATAAATTAGTATTATTATTATAACATTCAATATATATATTCGGATTTAAATTATATTTTAATATTAAATCAATAATATCATTATTTATATTTAATTCATTTGTAATTTTTTTTATTAATTTGTATATTTTATCTTGATAATCATAACATTCTTTTAATAATTTTCGGTGGGTAAATTTAATTTTTGAATAAGATAAATCATAACCATTTAATGTAGAAATAACAATTACTGGAAATATTTCATCGGGTTTTACAAGAGATTTTAGATTAGATTTATATTTTGTAATTTCTGTACATAATACAAGACCTTCTAGATTCTCATATTCTACTAATTTAACATAGTTCCCAGAAGATGATTGTGAATTGTTGTTTAATAATTGAACAAAAACAATATCATGAATATGAGGAGTTCTAATTGATGAATACATATTATTATATATTATTATATATTTTGTATAATATTAACTTTATTAATTATATAAAAATCAATTTTTATTATTTATATATAATATAATGGATAATTTATTATTAAATTTATTATTAGACAGTAATAGAAAAATAGAAAAATTAAAAAAAAAAAAATGTAATCAAGTGTATTATGATAATATTATATATAGAAATACACTAGAACCTGCAAAAGAAACTGTAAAAGAAAATACAAAAGAAAATACAAAAGAAAATACAAAAGAAAATACAAAAGAAAATGTAAAAGTAATATCCGAAAAAATACATCCCTATTTAAATCAAATAACACTTGATAATACTTTATTACAAAATATTGACGATATAATAGATTTTATTATAAAAAAAAATGATATTCGACCAAAAATAAATATTAAAAATACTAAAGATTATAATAATTATATTCTATTATCTGAAAAAATATCAGATATTGACTATAATCATGACACAGATTATATGGGTAATATGGGTGAAATGAAATCCGCAGTAATAACAAAAGGATTAATGGATAAAGTTACTGATTTTGTAAACGACTATTTTTTTATAGATCCAAATAAATATTATGAATTTATTAGATAAATTATAAATTTTTTTGAAAATGCAATTAATAAATATATTGATAAAAAATTAAAATCTGGAGAAGATTTGAAAGATAAAATTCGATTTGTATTTAAAGGAGGTAATCTATTGAGATCAATATTTTTAAAATATACATCTATAGTACCAGATATCATTCGTAATAAATTATTAAAAAAATATGGAGATAATTTTAAAGGGTCTGATTTAGATTTTCAAATATTTATTGATCCGTCATTAGATAAAAAAACTTATTCGTATGTATATGATGATATGATTAATTTAGCATACTTATGTCTTAATAGATTTCGAAATTATTATACACAAAATTTAGGATCAATATTTGATTTTTATAATTATAAAGATGAAAAAAAAAGAGAATTATTAATTAAATTAAAAAATAATTTGAATAAAGCTGATTTATTTTCAAATACTAAAATAGAAAATAATATATATTTAAATGCACAAATAGTAAATTTACAATTTTATGATATACATACTGATCCCGATGTTCATAAATTATACATAGATAATAAAGATAATACAACTTTTTTTAGTGATAATAAAGAATTTCTTAATATCATAAATGGACATATAATAAATGATAATTTCCAAAGAACAGATTTTTATTTAACAAATAAAAAATTTAAACAAGATAATAAATTACATGAAGGATTTGTAGCATCAAAATTAAAAAATGTTAATTTTGATATTGACAATAATTTTATTAAAAAAATACATCCAGATAATAAAAATAAATCTGAATTTTATTCTACATTAAATGATTCAGTTCATTTTAAACAAGCAAATTTTTCTTTAATAAGAACAAAATTTAATTTAGTTGCTTATATAAAATTTAGTAATGGTAAATATGGTGCAAAACATATTCCAGGTGAATTAATTGATATTTCAATATCATCATTTAATGATTTAAAAATTAGACATATGAATGATATATTTATAAATAATTTTGAAAGATATACATATGTTAATCAAAATGCAAATTATAATATACCATCTTTTGAATATTATTCTTATACATTACATAATTTTATAAAAGATTTATTAACTATTTTATTTGATGATAATGATTATCCTTGGTTAGATATAAAATATGAAAAGCGTATGCATAGAGTATGTATATTATATATTACTGAATTATTTTCATTAGAATATAATAAATTTATGTTTAATGGTATTAATAAATTAAATGATATTGTTAATTTACTTATTAATATATCTGATCCAACAAAAATTATTATATCAAATAAAATTAATTATACAGATATTGATGAATTATTAAAAATATTTGATGAATTAAATTTTAAATCATATGGAATTTATAAATTTTATAATCAACTTCGTGATTTATTAATAAAAATAGATAAAGTTATAGATAATACAGAAAAAAATAATTTAATTAAATCATATGAAGAATTTACTAAATTTTTATACGCTCATAATATCTTTGTAAAAGATATGTTAAAAGATATGGATGATTATATTAAATCTCCTGAAATTTTACATTATAATGTTGATACATTTAAAACTATTCCAAATATTAAACAAAAATATTTAAAATATAAACAAAAATATTTAGAATTAAAAAATAAATATTAATGATAAATATTTTTATTGAATAAACTGAAACAAAAATATTTAGAATTAAAAAATAAATATTTCTATATTTTTATATTTTCATAAGTATTAATATCATAAACATTTGCAATAATTTTTTTATCATTTAATTTATAAGTTATATTTTCAGTATCTTCTGAAATTATTACTATAGTTTTTGTTTTATTTTCTAACATTTCATATATACGAATTGTATTATAATTAAATGCAATATTTATATTATTTACATTATTTATATTATTTACATTATTTACATTATTTTTTTTATTTCTTATATAATTTAATAAATTATATGCTGCTTCTATTAATGTCATTATATAATATAGTTTAAACTTATTATCCTTTAATTGACGAATATGTGTTATAACACCTACGTTAATTTATATAATCTCTAATGAATTAATTATATAAAAATCAATTTTTTATTTAGTTAACTACTAATTTATATCATATTAATATGAATAATTATGCATATGTTACATTATTATATCCAAATAAAAATGGAGAATGCTCATATTTAGATGGAGCATTATTAACAGCATTAGGATTGCGAAGACAAAATGTAAAATATAAATTAATATGTATGATAACTAAAGATATTAAAGATAATGTAATAGATATTTTAAAAATATTATATGATGATATTATTAAAGTAGATTATATATCACCAATAAAAAAATTAAATGGAATAGAAATTATATCTGATTTTTTTGATAAAAAAGATTATAAAAATCAGGAAGAATATAGTGAAATGGCAAAAATATTTACTAAATTACATATTTTTAATTCTGAAATATTTAAGTATGATAAGATATTATTTGTAGATAATGATATTATACCAATAGATAAATATGATGAATTATTTAATTTAGAATGTCCAGCTGCTTGGTTAGAACAAATATTAGAAGATAAAATAATCACAAATAATAATTTGTTAAATAATAGTTTAATAAATAGTAATTATACAAGATATTGTGATATATGGAACAATATTAAACATGGAGATAAAATACCAAATAAATATACACAAATTTATAAAATTCCAGGAAGAAGTATAAATGCTGGGTTGATGTTAATAAAACCAGATAAAAATATTTTTGATAATATGATAAAAATGTTACAAATACCTATTAGTAAATGGAAAGATATAAAATTTGAATTTAAAGGAACAATAAATTTTGATAGAAAACATATCAATTATTATATATTACCTGAACAGGAATTTCTAACACAATATTTTGAAAATGATTGGCATTTAATAGATTCTAGATTTTGTTTTTGGGGTGATTCATTAAAATATGATTTATATGGTATGCATATGGCTGGATTAAATTATAGAGTAAATGGAGAAAAAAAATATAGTAAAACATGGCAGATACAGATTCCGATTGATGATGGATTTAATATTATATCAAATAAAATTACATTATGGGGATTTAAAAATTATCCTATTTTAAAAAATATTTTATATAAAAATCTAAAATTTTATATTGATAATAAATTATATAAAATACAAGATATTATTGTTGATAATGTTATATATGATAAATTAAATCGATATCAAAAAAAAATTATTAATAATATATAAAAAAATATATAGAATATTTTATAATATATATATATATATATATATATGGAATATGTTGATTTATTATCAAATGAACAACAACAAATGTATTTAAATCGTCGTAATTTGTATGATACTATAATACCATTATTAGTTACAATTTATAATATTGATACATTTACTCTAAAAAATACTAGAAATATTGATTTTTTATTTAATAAAGCAACACTCG